GGTAATTCTTTCATATACCGATAAACTATTATTTTTATTTCCTTGACACCAGGTGTGTTGTATGTGTGTCTACTTGGAAAATGACTAAAACCCGATCCATCATCATAACCTATCCCCATAGCAATTGCATCAGATTCTTTTTGACTAAGTTTTTTAGCAAAGAAATTTTCATAATCAAAATCACCCTCTTGGTCATAAGGTTTAAAGTAGAACGAATTTTGTATATCTTCATCAGATAATAATCTTTTTTCGTCCCCCCATTGAATTACTTCATAAAAAAAATAACTATCAAAAACAAATTTATTTCCTTGGTAATAATCTCTTAAAGTAAATCCCTCTGGTGGGCTTCCATAAAAGATATTAAATACATCATCGTTTAATAAATTAGCTGGTGTATTTGTGAAAGTAGTTCTCCCATCCGCAAAAAATGGTTTTATGGTTAATTCAACTGTAACTGGATATGAAGTGTCTAAAAAATTACCTGGCTCATCATTAGGATTATAATAAAGTAATTCTGTTCTAGTAACTCCACCACTACCTCGATCTTGACTAAATCCTCTAACAGTACACGAAACCTCAAACTCAGGTATTTCATAATCAACATCTTCAAATTGTAAAACAGGTATACTTCTAGAATAATTTGGATGTCCCCACCTTTTTAATGTTTCTATATTAGCTAGTACATTCTGAGATACATTGGTAGATTCTAAAAGTTCTGTACCTGGTACACCCAAACTTGATAAATTTACACTCGGAATACCACCAATCGAAGGAGTTGAAACTGTTGATGTTGACTCAAAGGTAACTGTGTTAATAAAAAAAGTAGTATTATTATCTTCATCTTTATTTAGAATTTTCATTCGTGTCGAAACACCATCACCTGTTGTGCCAATTCCTTTTGAAAAATCTCTTAATCGTATAAAATTAGCTTTTTCATCAAAATTATCAGGTGGAACGAAAACAGTACCGTCTGATAATTTAGTTGGAAAGTCTAAAAAAGGTTGAATTACATAAACTAATTTTTCTCCAGGATTCAAATCATTTTTTATTATAGATATAGCCGTAGGAATAGGTCCTCCAACATCTTCAGGAAAACCAGGTCCATCCTCACTAACTTGTAGACCAAAATAACCTGGATTGAAAAAAATTGAATTATCAGTTATTGAATTTTGTAATCCCTCTACAAAAACTTCATCTAACTTCGCATTTAAAAAAGGATATTCAAGAATCGAATCACCAGGTTTATAATCTACATCTGAATTCTCGGGAATATAAGCTTTAGAGTTTGAATTTACAAAATCAACAAAATTCTCACTAACATCATTAAGTAATGATAAAACATTTGGTTTTAGGGTAAGATTATAATAAGCTTTAATAGGATTTATTATTGAATTTTGTGCTGTGGTGGCTTCTGAACTAAATACTGAATACAAGAATTCTACTTCATCAAAAAACTGTCCTCTCGTATAAAATCCTTTAACAAAACCTGATAAATTAGTTTGATTGTGAGACACAAAAGCCAGAGGTGAGACATCATCGTAATATTCTGGTATAACTCTAACTATTTGAGGTTGAGGGGAATCCCCAGCATCTGGTGATGGGTATATTGGTACATAATCAGGCATACCAGTTACTACGGCAAGTTGAACAAAGTAAAATGGTAATGTACCTGAACTTGACAAAGATTGGGGATCACTATCACTAATAAACTCTATCCCAACTGGTCTACCTTGATATTGACTATTTCTATTTATAATATCTACAATGTTATTATCTCTACCTAATGAAAAATAAGCTTTATCATCTCTTACAATTGAGTTCCAATTGCCTAAAGAAAATTTTTCTAAATCGCTAGTATTTAAACCTAACCTTTCATCAGATTCTTCTAAATACACACCAGGTTTTCTAACTGATGGATAATCTTCTTTTTTTGTAAATGCCATTAAAATGCCTGCTCAAATAGTTCTCTTTCAACACCATCTGGTATTTGAAAGGTATCTGTTTTTAATCTAAAATCTTCATCAAGTGATAATTGAAAATCTTTACTATACTCTATATTATTTATCTCTGTTTTATCACTCAAATCATCAGTTGTTGTTTGTTCAAAATCTATGTCTAAAATTAAGTTGTCATCAACAGCATTTAAATTAGCGACAGGTGCTGAAGAATCACCATAAGAAGTTTCTGTGTCTAATACTCCTTCAAAATTTCCATTTTTATTTACTGGTGGTAAAATAGGATAATGAAAACCACCTTCCCATTCCTGTTCAACATCACCGTCAACTGTTGCTATAAAATAAACCATATCGACATCATTTATAATTGTTGATTCTAACTGAACTGATACACCTGTTAAATTAGAAAAATCCCAATTACTTGGTATTATGTTCTGCCAATAAATATGTTCTTCTGGTACATCAAAACTATTATTTTCAAAACCAAGTTGCTCCCACATAGGTTTTACACCTTTATAAAGTCTCGTTGTTGCTAAATCAAAATTGTTTAAACCTGTATCTTTAAATGTGTTTTTTAAATTTTGATTTATATATCCGTTATGTATTTTAGCCATTTCTTTCCAATCTCAAATTATTAAGGTCCAGGTAAATCTGGTACAGGACCTGGTGATTGACTATTTGGTGATTGTCTACTAGATGGATCTGCTGGATACATACAATTACCATCATCTTGATTCGCATTAGGATCGTAGTTAGTAGCACCTTGGTCTGTGCAACCTCTATAAATACAAACGGGTGGTTGACCAGGAATATCTATAGGTTGTTGTGTTGCTTCTTCGTCAAAATTATCAGCACCAGGATCCATACAACCCTCGATAATACAACTTCCATCATCGGCATTTGCTAGAGGATTAAAATTTGTAGCTCTATCATTAGTACAACCCATAATATCACCGGTGTCCCCAGCACACGCATCTTCATTATGAATAGTAGCATTAGGATCGTAATTAGCATCACCAGGTGTTGTACAACCTCTAATAATCCTATCAGTTCTTGAATAAATACCTATCACCGCAACCTCTTGTGTTTCATCAGTTGGGTTGATATATCTTAATGTTGCAGTTCTGTCATTTGGATTTATTATTTCAGCATACTCAGCCATTATTGGAACTGCAAACTCCCAATTTACAAAATCATACTCGTGATTTGGGTCCTCTTCTTGAACTGTGGCTATCATATTTATATCAGTACCAGAACTTAAATAAGTTTCACTTTGTCCGTTTTCAAATTGAACTTGGTTTTCAGTATTGTTGGGTAATCCAAATTCACCACCTCTCTCAATAGTAGCTACTACATCACCCATATTTAGTGTTGAAGTGTAAACACAACTACCATCATCAATGTTAGCTAAAAAGTTGTAATTATCTGCTGGTGGGTCTGTACAACCAAGAACAGGTACACTTCCAACCTCTTCATTAAGATCAATTTCATAATCAAGAACGGTGCCAGCTGGTATATTAATAAAGTTTGAACCCTCAAGTGTTCCGAGTTGCCCTATCACATTAAATTGAAAATCGTTTGGTTGTGTATCACTAACAACGAGTGTTTCACTAAACTCTGTTGTCGAGAGAGTTATATTCATACCAGCCACTATTGTATCTATTGGTAAATTTTCTTGAATAGTTCCACTTAAAGATATGACTCGTAATCTATCATTAGCCTGTGGTCGTTTTTCAACAGTACCGATAAGTAAATTTGGCTCTGGCTCTATTTCTGTAGTTGTCTGAGTAGGATCATAAATACCATCAGAGACATTTATAGAAAAATTAAATGTTTCATTTGACAACTGTCCACCTGAATCAAATGTAGCACTTGCCCAAGGATTTGCCTCACTTAAAGGAGGAGCATATGGTTCTGGCATTTTTTGTATTGAAATTGAATCATAATATTGATTAGGATCATTAAAATTAAAATCACTAATTATAAATTGTCCTGTTGAACCACCATAATAAAGTTCAATAACCATACCGACTTCTATAGCAGGTTGTAGGTATTGATTTTCTATTACATTAGTAAGTGCTAAAACATTGACTGCTTGAGAATTAAATTTACGAGCCTCACCAACAATAATTTGTTCTGGTTGTTCAGTTTCTTCTTCAACAAATGCCAAATCTACATTGAAATAAAATTGAACGCCAGAAGGAAGTTGATTAAAAATACTCTCTTGTTCATCTGTCAAATTTAGCCTTATCAAATTATCTTCTTCACTAGGAGAATTTGTAATTGTAGAACCTAATGGTCCTTCTCCAGCATTATATACACCACCAGAAGCCTCATCGTTTATCAAGTCTAATAGTTCTGTTAAACTTTCATCATCATATTGATTCAGTAAATTATCATTAGATTCATTTGTTAAACTTAACAATATTCCTGTATTTGGAATAATATTAGCAAGTAAGCTTTCATCATTAGCTGAATCTGTTACATATTGCCACTCTGACGAGTCCTCACCTTTTGTTATAATACCATTAACAAAATCTGGTGTTAAGTTTCTTTCGACAAATAATCCTGGTGTAATGGTTGCTACTCTTTCAAATTGACCGACATCTGTTAATAAATCAGGTATTGTTAAAATCGGAGATTGACTATTGACATCACCACCCATATCTGTCCAAGACAACCAACCAGAATTGTTACCATTATAACCTGTCCAAACCACATTATTCAAAAATTCATATTCTAATTCATTATAAGAAATATCTATTTGGTATACCTCACCTACTTCCAATACAGAAAATTCATCTTGCCAAGGTTGACCATCTGAACTAAATCCCTCGTTTTGTTCATTTGTTGAAGCAGTTCCATCATAAAAGACGGTTTTAGTTTCAATAACCACATTAGGATTTTGTGGATTTATCTTATTAACAGTTATTGTAAGAGGTACACCTTGTTCATTATATGCTGAAAAATAAAACAGTCCACCAGCCCAAGGTGGTGGTGGAGGCATCAACCAATTAGCCGTAATTGTGTAAGCACCAGTCTCAAAGAATCTTAAGTTAAGAACATCACTATCAATCGAGAAAGGTGTGAAACCAACTTCTATACCTGAAGTGTCGCCAGTTAGTGTCAATTGACCATCCGAGAAATCTTCTATTTCAAAACTAGCACCCCCATCTAAAACCATTACACTTCCTATTATTTCTTGACCTATTTCACGACTTGGATTTAACACACTTAAAATAAACTGACCATCAGATTCATATTTCCAAAGAGTACCAGTCACAAATTGGCTTGATTCTTCACCAGCAATACGATCAATGTTAGTTATCTCGGTGCCATTTGGATTTTGTTGTGTTGGATATGTTGTGCCTGTCCAAGACCAACTTTGTAAAGCACCTACAGAACCAACTGCATTGAATTGAGCAGTTCTTTCACCTCTTGTACTGACACCACTTGGCATTTCAGTATATTGAGTTAACGGTAGTATCTGGTCTGGTCCTTGTATTGTGCCACCATTTGGTGGATTACTTACAAAAGTAATCTCTACATGATGGTCATAATCAGGCACATCCAACTCTTGTCCCCAAACAGCAGTTATTGTTTTATCTTCATAATTAGTCCCACTAGGTGATTCTATTAATTGTATCAAAATTAAAGGTGAAGTCAAATCTGATTCTAGTGTTCCAAAACCATTAGAACCTAAAATGGCTCGCTCTCCTGTGGATGGAGAACCAAGAATTTGCATAACTTTAGCCCATCTAATACTGCCATCCTCTGGCATATGCCAATAAGCAAAATCACCATTATCAGGATCATCTGCCTCTAATAAAACAAATTTACTAGTATCAATAGTTTGTGTGGCTAAAGTTTGTGTGAATTCTGTGTGGCTTATTTGTGGATAATCTTCACCTATGTTGGTTGTTAAATCATAATGAAATGAAGTTGTGTTCTCTAAACTATCGTCTATATCCCCCCCTTGTATTACATTAATATCTCCTCGTCTAGCGATAACATTACCAGCAAAACTTTCACCATATATTTCAAGATTTATACTGAAAGTAAATACACAACCGGCATTGACTAATGATTCACTCGGTAAAATGTTAATAATGTCCTCGTTCTCATCAAGAAATGGTGTGCCATCAGAAAGTAAACCATAATTGTCAGCACCTATTGTATTACAACCATAAACATCTGAAGGGAAAATTGCTAATAAAGTGTCGTCTATCTCTTGTGAATAAGGAATAATAATTTCATCAAATTGTCCAAGATTGTTATCTCTTACTTTAGTCAAAAAATTAAACAATTGTAGTTTGTCTAATAAATTTAAATTTTGTATTTTATTTAAGTTTGATTTATTTGTATTTGTAGGATTTTTTGGATCTATACCCACCAAATTGTAAGCAGATTTAACTAAAGATGAGTTAGGACTTATACCACCTATTGTTGCGAAATTATTATAATTAAATAAATTTATTTCATAGTCCTCTGATGGATTTAATAATATATTTGTTTGAAACCTTTCATATTGTTTTATACCACGATTTGGAGCTACATATTGATATATCACACCAGTGATAGAATAAAAACCAGGTTTTTTATAAAGGTGTTCTAATAAAGTTGTAGCTTCTAACAATTTTGGTTTATCTGTAAATTCAGATTCACTACCATCTCCCCAATTAAGGTTAAATATATAAAACCCCCTATCAGGTATGTCCTTATCATCACTATCTTTCTGTTTGGCAAAATTTGATGGAAAGCCATTATTTGTTGGTAGTTTTGGATTTCGTATCTGATACAAATCTATATTTTTCATAACTTCTTCATCTAGTAGTCTACCCGATTCTAATAAAAATAAATAATAATTTATCTTACCATCTGTAGCTAAATTGTAATTTATCGGATCTATTTCTTTGTCGTAATATCTATCAACTCTCACTATTTCGTTATTGTTATCTGGATTTAAAACGAAAGGTATTGCATCAACTGAATAATCTAATTGAGTTGATGTAAATGCTGGTTTCTGAGATTTTATATCAAAAATTGTACCATCATCTGTATCGATAATTGTCGTTGGTAATGTTGAAGGAGTCAATGATTTTGGGTTTTCATCTGATATATATGGTTGAAGTGAGGACTCGTTATAATTAATATTTTCCCACATACCTCTATCGTTAAAAGTCTGAGTACCTAAAGTTAATCTTTTATCACGATTACCATCACTTGGTGGTTCTGCTTGACTCTCTTCGATTGAGCAGGACCGAGAAGAATTATTAGCTGCTTCACTACTATTTCTATTAAAATACTCAACATCCAAACCTCTATCAGGTTGAAAAACTCTAAGGGTTATTCCGTGTTGTTCATTACCCTCATTAAAAGGACCTAATGATTGTTGAGCTTGATTAATTAAGTTTTCTGGTTTAGTAAAATTAGCCATCTGATATTAAGGACAAATTAATTTGAAAATCTAATTCTTGTCCTTGCTCCGCACCTGTTACCGCCGTATCTAAAGTAATTTGACCAGTGGTGAGGTCTATAGAGTTTATTTGTATTTCAACTTGAGTTCCAGATTGAGGTATAAATAAAATCAAGGTCATATTAGGTTGTATTCTTGTTAAGTAGTCATTATCATTTATAGAGCCTCCCACATATGTCCATACTGAAGCATCGTCACCATCTAATCTGACTCTACCAGTTGCTATTTCTGCTGTGGTTGAGGTTTGTGTTGAAAAATCTGATTCAGTAGCAATTCTACTTCCTAAGTTTTCACCAGGTAATCTAAACCCACGAGCTCTAAATAAATCCGAGCGACTTATCAGTTCAACTTTACATTTAGCCCCAAATGAAGTTTTGGCTTCTAAATCACCCGTTGATGGATTTCTATGATTTAACCAAAATTGTTTATCGTTAAGAAAATTTTGACTGGCTTCATCATCCTCTAAAATAAGAGGATCATATGTAGCACAGACAAAGTACCATTCATCTAAATTATCAGTTGATACTTGAGGATAAAGTTGATGTATATCGGTAACAGCATACTGATTAATTGGACTAATTTGATTATCAGTTATTCTGTTAAAATTTTCATCCCCAAAATGATTATCTCGTAAAGTCCCATTTTCATCTCTAACCGCTAATCTAATCCATCTTTTAAAATTACCATTACTATCTAAATTAGTTCTTGTTTCTAATCTTATTCCCTCACCATCTACTTCTAAAGGATTACGAAAATTAAATAAAGTTCCCTCTGATGTTTTGCTTACAAATCGTACCCACATTGTTATGGTAAAACCATCAACTAAATAAGAGTTATTTTTTTGAAATTCCAACTCAGCATCGCCTGGTGCTCTTAATATAATTGCTTGATTTGGTTTTCTAATCTTTAAAAAACCACTAGATTTGTTTTCATAAAGTGGTCTATTATCAGCAATACCAATATCTAATTCGTCTGCCTGTGTATCAGCACCTGAATCTGTTCCTCCAATATTTTCAACACCTGTATTCTGTACCGTGTTACTTAAACCACCAGGTAAAGGAGTGATGTCTACAAGATATTCATTCAATCTGTCTCTCATAGTTTCAAGAGTCTTACCTACATTAATGTTATTTGCTTGTTGATTTAATCTTGTTATGAAGGCATTAGGGAAGTCTCCACTACTTATACGATTGTTAAAATCTAAACCATCATCTTCTGTTGTTAATTCTCTAGCCAAACCATCACCGTCAAGGTCTTGAAAATTAGGAAGGCCTCCTAATAATTCATTAAACTCTTGAAAAAAATTATCTATCTGTGTTTGACGAGTTGACTGTGATGGTAGTAACTCAAATATGTTTGTATCTAAAATCTCTCTAGCAAGGTTTGGATTAATTTTTTTCGCACCAATTATGGGTGTTGTTAATTGACTCAAATTTAAAACATCTGTAAAATTACCATCCGAATCTTTTGTCGCTATCTTTACACTAAATATCTCACCACTCTCTTTTACAAAATTTATAAAATAATCTAAATCTCCATCAGAATTTTCTGTAGGAGTTGGTGGTAAGGTAAATTTTTGTTTGACCAAATCACTAAAAGGATCGTATCCATTGTCGTATATGTATTGACATATATTATTGAAATCTTCTCCAACTAAGTCATCTCTGTTTTCTAAAGTATTTCTATCTTTCTTAAAAAATACTAATGGCTCATCCTCACCACGACCAGTTTGTTTTATACCATCTCGTATGGTGGTTTGCATTGACCTTACTTCACTCGGTGTTAGTGTGTTACTCTCAAACCAAAGTTGATAGAATATGTCACTTACAACTTCTCGTACATCTTGTAATGTTCTAAAATCAAATCTTGACTCTATTATTTCTTCGTCTATTATATCTTCTAAATGATACTCTCCCTCAACAGCAGAACCTATATGTAAAGTTCCATCCTCATGTTCATGATAAATACCTAAATATTGTTCGCCACTTTCTTTGAAAAACAATAAGCTTGTTTCTGTGGCTTCAAGACCAGTATTAGTGACAGGATTACTTAGGACAAGTTGTATTATAACATCATCGTCTGTCATCTCGTCTTCGGTGTCAATCATGAATGTGCCGTCTTGGTGTTCGTGAAAAGAACCAAAATATTGTTGAGTTGGATTAGTCAAAAATACCCAAGCAATATAATTTCCATCTTCATCTGTATTAAACTCATCTGTTGTATAATTCGCAACTATTGGATTTGATGGTTGTTCCTCTGTGCTGACTTCCTCTTCGTATTGGCACGAAGCATTAATTGGTGTAAATCTTTCTCCTAAATCTTCTTGGGATAAGTCAGGATATAAATTGAAAAAATAATTTGTTGCAGTCGGATCATTACACCCCTCATATTCACAAAGTTCATTGTTAGTAAAAGGAGCATCAGGATCGTAGTTAGTAGCATTTTCATCTTTACAACCAGCAGTTCCGCCGGTAAATTGTTGTTGTGGTGGATCATATGTACAAGGATTATTAGGATCATTCTCGGTAGCATTTTCATTATAGTTGTTTGCTAAAGGATCAGTACAACCAAAAACAGGCTCATCGGCATAAATACAACTTCCATCATCTTCTGTCGCCATATTATCAAAGTTTTCAGCATTAGGATCAGTACATCCCAAATATTGACAACTTCCATCATCTTCGTCTGCATCTTCATTATAGTTTATCGCATTTTCATCAGTACAACCAAAGACATCTTCTTGAAGAATATCATCTCCCTCACTATCTTGTATTTGGGTTTCATCTGCTGGTGGTGTGGTATCATAACCAGTAAAATCAACTGTTATGTTAACCTTTGCCCCACCATTAGCAAAAGGATTAACCATATTAGATCTAGGTTGTATGTCTTCTAAAGTTCCTGTACCACTTGGAAAAGTTCCATCATCTATTGTTATTTGACCGTTACCTTCTAATAAATCAACTTGATTTCTAAAATTATTGTTTTCTGGTTCAGCACCGTGGTATCCATCAAAAGTAAAAGGTAAACTAAAAGGATAATCTAGTTGGGTATCATTACCACTATACTGTACAACAGGTGTTGTCGTGCCAGTTGGTTGTCCCGCAGATATAGTAATTGGCATACCCTCTTGTAAAAATGAAAATAAACTTTCATCATTAGCAGTACCAGTAACATAAGTCCACCTATTATAATTAAAAGTTTGTGCCAACATAATTTGTGCAGTTAAAATATTAGGCGTTTCGGTTGTAGTTGTAGTTTGTGTCGGAGTCGTAGTCTGTTGTGCAGGTGGAGTAGTTTGTGTCGGAGTCGTAGTCTGTTGTGCAGGTGGAGTAGTTTGTGTCGGAGTCTGTGTCATCGTCTGTGTTGGAGTTGTAGTCTGTTGTGCAGGTGGAGTAGTTTGTGTCGGAGTCTGTGTCATCGTCTGTGTTGGAGTTGTAGTCTGTGTCGGAGCAGTCTGTTGAGTCTGTGTAGTTGTAGTGGTTTGTCTAGCTGCTTGAGTCTGAGTAAATGTTTGTGTTGGTGCTAAAGGTGCTAAAGGTGCAGTTGGAGGACTTATAGTTGTTTGTGTTTGTGACCGTGGTGGTGCAAATCCAGCAAAAGTTAATCCAGCTGCAGGAGAAGTAGGAGCTTGAAAAGACAAACTCGTTGTTGATGGACTAAAAGATAAACCAGTTTGACCAGGTGAACTAAGAGGTGATTGTATATTTAAACCAGATTGTGTGCCTGAAGGTCTATGATAAGGCATTGTTATGTCCTAAGTATAAATTCAAAATCGTTGTCGTATATAATCTCCTGACCATCGTTATGGTTTACCTTGATTAAAATTTTATAAGCTCGATTAGGTTCAAACGCATTCAAATCTTGTGTAAAATAATTTGACACAGTATCACAACTCATAGTTGTATATGAACTAAAGGGAACGACTGACTCATTTGTTGCCATATCAATGATAGAGTAAGAACCTGAGGGGAACGGTATGTAGCTACCACTTACTGTTTGAGTCGATGTAGAAAATGTTTTTTGAATATATCTTTTACGAGCACCGAATCTAAATTTAACAGTTTCATTTTCCTTATACGAACCTCTAAGATGCATAGGATAAAGATAATTTTCAACATTACCAGTTACATCTAAAGCAGTTAAACTGCCTGTGTTTGAACCAGTAGCGGGTATATTGTCATCCCATTTTAATTCTATTTTAGGTGAGTATATCGTATTAGTTTGTCTTGAGAAAAATTTTAAATCTTCAAAACTTCCAGTTGATGTTTCTCTACTACCAGATAGTCTTACTAACAAACCATAATTTTCATTATCTCCATTAAACCATTTTTTAGCAACAGAAGTTATGTCCATATTAATATCAGGTGATTCTGACGAAAATGATTGTGTTACTTCATCACCTGCAATATAAGTTCCACCAACATCAACCCAATCCACTTCAGCACCACCTTGTGGAAAAGACCTATGTTTCCAACTACAACCATCTGTTGTTTTAGGATCGTCTGATTCTTTACCAACACCCTCTGTCCAAGATTCACTTATTGGATAAGCAGCAATTGTATATTCTTCTGATAATCCGCTTGTGCCTTCAGTTTCATAAAGTCTAAGATGTAGTTTATAATCACTAGGTACATTTGATGCGGTTATATAATTTTTAATTTCATCAGTATCAAATTGTAATAATACACGAGTTGGATAGTGAAAACCTCTATCAAAAAAAACTTTTTTTAATTCTAAAATCTCATCTTGTCCTGTGTTTTTATTTTTAAAATCTTCACCTGTAATTGTATTCGAACCACTACTAATGAAGGCGTCTTTCGTTATAAAAAAATATCTATGCATTATATTACTTTCCCATAAATGTCTTGG